CTTGGGCTGACGCTCCTGCTGAAGCAATGTCAGATGCAGTAAAAATACTTAACTCATTTAAATCTGAAGTTAAAGATATGCCAACTGAATATTTTGAGGCAAAACCAAAGACAGCATTAAGCCTGTCAGAATTTCCAACAGCAGTTGTTCCTAAAGGAAACATTGAAGCTCAGGATATTTTACGGCGGCAGGGCGTTAATGACATACAGCTTTATGATGATGCTGTTGAGGGAATGACAAGAGCTGATATTTTTAAAAAACTAAATGAATATAAGTTTGCATTACCTATAGGTGGCCTATTAGGCTATAATATGTTAAACAATGAAAAACAAACTCGCAAAAATAATATGGGATTATTGTAATGCCAATGACAACATACGCAGAGCTGAAGGCGACACTCGCAGATTTTTTAAATCGTGATGATAGTATTGATATTGATATATTTATAAATTTAGCTGAAACTGTTCTAAATCGTGATTTGCGGCACTGGAAAATGGAAGCGAGATCCACTGCTGAGATTGACACAAAATACAGCGCAATCCCTGCGGATCTTTTAGAGCCTATTCGCTTTCACATTACGAGTGGCGAGACAAACCCACTAGAATTAATATCGCAGGCAGAATTATTAGACAGGCAACAAAGAGCTGGCAACGTATCTGGCAATCCAAGATACTACGCAATGACTGCTGGCGAGTTACAAGTACATCCTGCGCCAGATGGCGTTTACGATGCAGAATTATATTACTACCAGAAAATCCCTGCATTATCTGCAAGTAATACAACGAATTGGCTTCTGGCTGAATATCCAGATGTCTATTTATATGGAGCTTTGGTACACTCAGCCCCATATCTAAAGGAAGACGCACGCATAACGACGTGGGCGGCTTTGTATCAAAGTGCATTGGATGGCGCTAATGCCGCCAGTGATCAAACTAAATACGGCGGCTCTGGTCGTCGTCTCAAAATAAGGGCATATTAAAATGAGTTTTTCCAATGAATTCGAAACAAGAGTATTAAACTATGTGTTTACTACATCATCTGTAACAAGGCCGACAACATGGCGTGTTGCATTATACACAGGTGCGCCAAGCGATACTGGCGGCGGTACTGAAGTATCTGGTGGTGCATATGCACGTCAGGCTGTAACATTTTCTGTATCTGGTAACACAGCTACAAATTCTGGCGCTGTTGAATACCCTACAGCTACAGCAAACTATGGAACAGTAACGCACGTTGGAGTATTTGATGCGACAACAGGCGGTAACTTGATTGCATATGCGGCATTGTCTGCGTCTAAAGCTATTGCTACAGGCGACGTATTCCGCATCCCTGCTGGTGATTTAGATATTACTTTAGAGTAAATTAAATGACAGTTTACCGAGGTGGCTACGGCTACAGTCTATATGGCGAACATACATTCGGCCTTGATGGATCAGTCAAAGACGCCTCAATAACAATTTCGCCAGCCGCAAGTGTTTCTGTGGCTGGGAATATAACTGCGCGTGGCACAGCAACAGTATCAGCCACATCAAGCGTAACCACAACGCCAAACAATATTATAGGCGGAAGCGCTACATCCCAATCCACAACTGTAACAGGCGTTGGATTTAATCGTGTACGTGGCTCAAGCATATCAGTTGCAACTGTCTCTGCTGTTGTCTCTGAAGCGGCAAGAACTAGGAATGTTTCCGCTACAGTATCAGCGACATCTAGCGTTAGTGCCTCATGTATAAGAAAACGCCTTGCATCCGCTACAGTATCAGCGACATCTAGCGTTAGTGCCTCATGTATAAGAAAACGCCTTGCATCCGCTACAGTATCAGCGACATCTAGCGTTAGCGCTTCATGCATACGAGAGCAAAATGCATCTGCTACAATATCGACGACATCTAGCGTTAGCGCTTCATGCATACGAGAGCAAAATGCATCTGCTACAGTATCAACGACATCTAGCGTTAGTGTTAATTATACTGTTACTGAAACTACATCTGCATTTATAAGCTGTTCTCTAACAGTTACATCTTCATGTGTAAGAAAGCGCCTTGCATCTGCTACAATATCGACGACATCTAGCGTTAGTGCATCATGCATACGAGAGCAAAATGCATCTGCTACAATATCAACGACATCTAGCGTTAGTGCTTCATGCATACGAGAGCAAAATGCATCTACTACAGTATCAACGACATCTAGCGTTACATCTTCTGGATTAAAAATACATCAATCTAGCTCTGCTATATCTACAACTTTATCAACGTCGGCAGATGCAGATACAGATAGAACAAGCAGTTGTTTAATATCCGCAAACCTATCTTCTACAGCTAATGCAAATAGAGTGCAAAATGATAGCTCTACAATTAATACAAATTTATCTTTATCTACTGTTCCGAATGTAGAGTTTAACAACAGCTCAAACATATCGACAACAACTGTAACAGGCGTTGGATTTAATCGTGTTCGTGGTTCTGCAATATCTGTTTCAGCAGTTTCATCTACTGCATCAGCAGGCAAGCGTGTTCGAGTAGCGTCTTCAATAACAGCAACTATTTCTTCTGTAATTTCAAGCGCTGAATTAATACAGCAAACATCCGCAACATTACCAGCAAATCTTACAGTTGCGCCTTCTGCTGAAAAAATATTATTAAGCACTTCAACAACTTCTGCCAGCTTATCGGCGACTGCATCTGGGTTAAAAATACATCAATCTGGCTCTGCTATATCTACATCTTTAAGCGGTTCAATAAGTTTTACTATGTTGCTAAACACTGCGGCATCTATTCCTTTACTATTGTCAGTTTCTGCAAATGGAGCAAGAACAACAGTAGCTAGCAGTACAGTAAATTGTGAATTAATTATGTTTACAAGTGGGGTTATTAGTAGATCAGCTAGTTTAACAATAGGCGCTACGTCTGCATTTACGGCAAGTGCAATTGAAAAATGGGAAGATTTGCCAGACGCAACAGAAACATGGCAGACAGTGCCAAAAGTAACAGAAACATGGCAGACAGTGCCAAAAGTAACAGAAATATGGACAGCCGCATGATGTTGCAATTTAAGCATTTTTGTGGCAGTATGCACTCAGCGCCTACTGCGTCTTTCTCTTACATTGATGAACGATATTAGGCCGCAAGGCCAAACATAGGAGTTAATTATGGCAGATACTACAACAACGACATATAGCTTAGTGAAGCCAGAAGTCGGCGCATCCGAGGACACTTGGGGTACAAAGATAAATACCAATTTAGATAACGTCGATAATCTTTTAGATGGCACGACGCCTGTCACTGGTATCGATATTAACTCTGGATCAATTGATGGAACGCCAATTGGTGCAAACTCTGCGTCTACAGGTGCATTTACTAATATTACAGCAAGTGGAACAGTTGATGGTCGTGATGTTTCGGCTGATGGCACTAAGCTAGATGGCATTGAAGCTAACGCTAAAAATGACCAAACAATTACTGCTGGCTCTGGTTTGTCAGGCGGCGGTACTGGCGACGTAACGCTAAGTCACAGTGATACAAGCAGTGTTAGTAACAGTAATAATAGCGGCAATACATTTATCCAAGATATTAACTTTGACACATATGGACACGTCACATCTGTTGGAACTGGCACTGTGTCAGTCGGTAATGGCACACTAACAGTACAAGGTACTGGGGCTTTAGGTGGCTCTGGAACTTTTACAGCCAACCAAAGTGGCAACACTACAGTTAGCATAAGCCATGATGATACATCTTCTCAAGGTTCTTCAAATAACTCTGGCAGAACATATATCCAAGATATAACCCTTGATACATATGGACACGTCACTGGCCTAGCTACAGCTACAGAAACAGTTGTGAATACAGATACTAATACCAATCTAACACATACAGGCGAAGTTACAGGTTCTACATCTTTAACTGTAGCTAACAACGTAATTGATGAAGCTAATCTCAAAGTATCGAATAGTCCTACTAATGGTTACTTTTTATCAGCACAGTCAGGGAATACAGGTGGTTTAACTTGGGCTGAAGTTGGTGGCGGTGCTATTACCTATATAACCGAAGTAGAAGTAGGCTCTCAACCTAGTTATAGTATAACTGCTAGTAATTTAGATTTGTCAGGCTATAAACATTTAATTATTATGGGTAACTTTTTGTCGTGCATACAAGCACAAGGATTTCGCTTACAGTCTAATGCTAACGCTAACATGATGGTACAATTTAGTCACGCTGGTAACAATTTGCAAGGTAGTTTTTTTACTATTACATGCGATTTAACTACTGGTATTGCTACTTCTTCAGTCAGTAGAGCTATGCGTTACATCAGTGGGAATTGGGAAGTTAAGGACAGTACCAGCAGTGGTTCTGGTGGCACACCTGTTCCAAATATTACCAATTCAACAACATCAGTTAGTATACACAATAGGTCTGGGTATAGCTTTGCTTACGCTAGTGGCAATGGTGGCCCATCTGGTCAAAAAAGGTCAATGATTTTATACGGAGTAGCATGATGCACATAATAAAAAATGCCATAACTGGCGAAATAACTGAAATACCTCTTACAGATGAAGAAATTGCTCATGGGGCGGCAGAAAGAATAAAGGGTGAGCGAGAGATAAGAGATAAAATACTTGTCGAAGAGGTAGACCCTATTGTGTCCAATACTTTACGTTGGAATGACATGACAGATGCCAAGCGAACAGAATGGACTAATTATCGACAAGCATTGTTAGATGTGCCAGCACAAGATGGTTATCCAGATAGTATTACATGGCCTACTAAACCAACTTAAAGGCTATATTGTTAATAACCATAAAAATATGTTATAGTCACAGTAA